CGAATCATTTAGATTGGAATCTAAGGCTGTGGATGTCTTACTTGTAGGTTACTTCACTCTTCTAAGATGAAGGTTAGTATTCTCAACTATTTTTTTAGATGCTTCAAGAACAAAAGTAGAATGTGCTTCTATTCTATCTACCATTAAAGGGAATAAATCTTCATAACCTTCAAGGTTAGTTAAGTGTTCTATAATTTCAGCATTAACTTTGAGGGTACTTATTAATGGATGTTCAACAAAAATTCTTTCAATCTCGTCGTCTATCATCATTATTACTCTGCCTCTTCTTGTTTAGGAAAATAAACTTCAACATAACAAGAACATTCAGGGCATGATAAATTAGTTACTACAATATACTCAGGATGCTCAATATCATGGTCACCACCCCAGATAAGTTCAGTGTTGCAGTGCCAACATTTCATAATTAACTCTAGTTATGTAAGTGCAGACAACTCTTTTTCTAGTCTTTTATGAAGCGCCGCAAAGGCTGCAGTGCTTTCACGTACAATCGTTTTAACACGTTGCTGGGAATTAACATCTTTAAAGACTGTATTAACTTTATTTAAAGGCAACACAGATGTCTCAGCAACAAATATATTTTTCTGTGTAATAACAACTTTAAAACTTGCTATGTTAGCTTCCATTTTTTTCTAGCTTCTCTACTAGTTTCTGTTCATAGAATTCAGCTTTATATATATCTTTTATACCATGCTTATAAGGAAACCTCCATCTATACTTTAAAGAGTTCCCTCGTAAGTAACCTATGTATTCTTCTGGAGTTAACATAGCTTCGATGCCTTCAATACATTCCACACTACCTTGATTGTAATGTAAAGGTTTCTGTATCTCAGCATCTGAGCGTTTAACTTGGGCAGTATCTGCAAGAGGATCTGGTTGCTGGTTGGTATCAACAACAGTTATTTCATTCCACTCACTAGGGGTTGCATCATTTATAGACATATACTTTTCCTTACTCTGCTTCTTCTGGGTAATCAATATTTTCTAAAATAACACTATTAGGATCTATCCACTCTTTAGGTAAGGAATACTTTCCGAACCATCTAAACTTATTAGCTTCTGCCCACTCTGCATGACTACGTTTAGTACCGTCTTTTCTTCTCTTAGCCTGGGGCATGGGAGCGGCAGGGTTAGCAAATAAAAATACAAGTTCAGTATTCTTAGGTAAAGATTTTCTTACCCATATATATTTATTATATTCCTGAAAGTCCCAGAATCTACCTTTAGCTTCTAAATATATTAATTTGTTACCTACTTTTCTAATAAAATCAGGAGTATAAGAATGATTAATAATATAATAAACCTTATCTGTATGAATACTCCAATCTTTTAATGGCCCAACATGAAGCTCGTATTCAAAATTAGAGTCATATCCGGTGATTAAATTTTCTTTTACAGGGCGTTTAGCTCTACGCTTTCTTGAACCTGACTTAACTTTTAGTTTAGGTTTACTCATAAAATATCAACAGATAATTCAGATAAGGAGTCTTTCTTTTTTAAATGTTTTTTAATTTTATTAATTGCCCATTTAGAAGTATAGAAATTATTACATCTATTTCCTTCTGGGCCTATAAAATATTTATCTTTAGGTAGATAAGACCTTACATTCTGTAGAGTTACTTGAGTAGCATCACGGGGTAAATTATTATTTAACCAAACTAATAGTAAAGCATCTGATAGCTTTCTTATTTTTTTTGCTCTCTTACCATTCATAAACTTCGTCAACCTTCGGAATTACTTTAACTGATGTTAAGTATACTAAACCCCTAGCATATTTAAAAACTCTAAGTCCTAGCCCATTATTGGAATCTTTATAGCATTCTTTTTTGTAAGCACAATAGACACAATTCTTATTAATTTTTCTATTACCGCTTTTTCCTTCCTCTACAGTAGGATAGCAAAAATCAGGAGGGGTTTCTTTTTCTAGTACAACTTTTAAATCTTTTATAGTTTCAGCAACATTAGGTTTATCTAGTTCTTCTGGAGTATAAGTACACAACTCACCAGTTTCTTTATCTATAACTAAGAAATAACTGTCCTTTCCTTCCTCTGCTTGCTCATAAGCAGTTAACTGGGTTATGTATCCAAAGGGATCATCCTCTCTCAAAACACCCCTTTTAAATTTAGTAAAAGAAAACTTAGAAGCAGATTTAATATCTACTACTGTGTTGTTTATTTTACAATCCATATGCCCTTTGATGCCGCCTATCTCTACTTCTTTTTGTTCGGCAGATATACCATTACCTGATAGCTTCACTAAAAATAAAAGTAACTGCTCCAGGAGATGCCCATACAAGAACTTAATTTGTAGAGTAGGTGAGGGTTGATTTTGTTTTCCTATATCTCTTTTTTCAAACCATAGTTGCCTAGCAGGTTTCCCAATGTTAGAGAACCGGAGTGTAAAATCTTTATGCTCTCTAGGTTTTGCCCAACCTAGTAGAGCTTCTCCCATACCAGTTGAAAATTCTTCCACATATTTTTCTGGTATATGCAATGTAGAAGAGTTAATTTCATCAATCTTTTTATAAATATCTTCTACAATTTCTTTCATATATTTATTTCCTTTTGCCAATTTTATGTTTCATAAAAAGAAACCCTCCTTTCTCGTCGGGTCTTAAAAAAATAACGCCTAATTCTTTTTGTACTTCTGATCGGTTTGTAGGTTTGTAATTAGTTTTAACATCTATAAATTTAATTTCTCCTGTCCGTGAGACAGCAATTAAATCTATAGGCCCAGTACATTCACTATTTTTAAATACTTTAAAATTATTTTCTATCAGCCATATAACAGCTTTATACTCTGTAAGATCTCCTATAGCAGAGCTAGATAATTTTTTAATTGAAGAGTCAGTAATTTTAATAGGTTTCAATCTTTTTATAACAGAGTCTGAACTACCAAAATCTAATTCTTCTTGTTCAAATTTAATGAGTTTCACTCCAGTTTGAACCCACCTTATACTCCCCATCTAAAGGACATCGAAGCTTTAAAAGCTCACCTGCTTGTTTAATACACTCGACACCTAGCTTACCTACAGTGTCTGCCATGTCTTCTTTAACTTCTATCTGCCACTCATCATGCACGTTAGCAACAAAATGTGCATCTATATCCCTTAGCTTTTCATCTAAGAGTATTAAAGCCTTCTTCATTACAATAGATCCTGCTCCCTGTAACAGGGTATTCAAAGCTGAGTGTTCACTACGGATCAGAAGTTTACGTCCATCTAGTGCCTTGAGATATCCTTTGCTAGTCTCTCTGCTAACCCTTGTTTTAAGATTATTGAATGATGGGAGATTATTGATAAATGATTTTCTAATGTTTGTACCAGTACGTTTAGTTCCTCCGAGAATTGATCCAAGTCTGAGATCTCCTGCCCCGTAGAGTAATGCATAGATAAAAGTTTTCGCCTGATTTCTTGATTCAAGTCCTGCAAGCTTTTGATTTGTGGTGTGTATATCTCCATTAATGATTTCATTGATATAATCCTCATCCTTCATGTAATGAGCTAACATCCTAAGCTCTAGACCACTGGCATCAATTCCGACTAATTTGTATTTAGGTTTAACAATCCAACAAGCTCTGCACTCCTTCCCGTACTTAGAGTAGACACTAGGAGTTTGTGCAAGATTAGGACTACGATGGGTCATTCTCCCAGTAATAGTTCCATTATGATTTACAAAGCCCCTTACCCTATCATCGTCCTCTACATCTGAGAGCCAGGAATCTACTTGAGCTATTCTTTTTTGAAGCATTAAAAACTCAGCTAATATTTTTGCTTCTGGAATTTTTTTAATAGTAGCTAATATTTTCTCATCTACCTTAGCTTGTCCTGTGGGAGTGAATTCTTTTGGCTTCCACCCTAAAGCCTGTAGACGTTCACCTATTTGTTTTCTTGAGCCTGGGTTAAAAGAGGTTTCAATTATTCTTGTTAGGCACGTTTGTTTCTCAATTACATTAAATTCTTTTTCAGTTAACCTCACGTTAACGCCGTAATTAGTTTTACCTGTTCTTAGTAGCTTTTTAAGTTTGTTATAGCGAGGGAATATTTTTAACACTTCTGTAGCGGGTAAGAATACCTTTCTTATCTGACTGCGTATTACACTCATCCTATCGTTCAAAGTAGCAACCAGTTTCATGCCTTCTTCAATGTTAAATAGGAATCCATAAACACGTTGATCATTCACAATCTTGGCTACTGCATGTTCTATCTCAACACTCTGTCGAGAAAATCCTAAAGACTCCTGCTTTAATCTTTCGTAGACTTTGAAATTCAAAAGAACATCTTGCTCACAATACTTCAACATATCTAAATTGAATTTACTGTAGTCATTAAATTCTATCTTATGGCTTTTTAAAACATAGCCCCATCTTTCTAAGCCATGTCCCCCCTCTCGTACTGGGTTAAACAACCTAGATAAAACCAAAGTATCAACTATTTTTTTATCACTTAAATCTATAGAGGTAAGATTTTTTATAACCGGAATGTCATAACCAATGATGTTATGGCCTATTAAAGTTTCTGCATCCATTAAAGCAGAAAGCCCCTCTTGTAATTCGGAGGGGCCATAAGAATGTTGCTGTTGATTTTCGGTATCTAGAGTGGATAAACACCATATTTTTGTAGCATCTAACCCATCTGTTTCGATGTCAAAGACTAAAGATTTCATAATTCAAACTCATCATGATCTTCCTCATCATCATCGAAAAATACTTCATTCAATCGTCCTGTATTTTTATCATAGATTAGATGAGTAGCTACACCAACATCACCAGTATACCTGGACTTCAAGACTTTTAGGCGTGTCGTAGAAGCCTTCACCGGATCTGAATCTTGCTGGTTTCTCTCTAAAGCTATGACACAATCTGATATCTGTGCTATACCACCAGAACCCTTGAGATGACTAAGACTTACAATAGCCCCCTCTTCATGCCCACGGTTACCTTCAAGCCTCTTTAAATGGGATACAACTAAAAGACCAGCGCCTGTTTCTTCTACAATTTTTCTAAGGTCTTTCATCATACGGTCTAATAATAGACGTTCATTTGATTGTTCAGCATTACCCGCTACAATCATCTGTAAATGATCTAGAACAATCCATTTACAATCACATCCGACAATCATATATTTTATCTTAGATAATATATCATCAAAATCACTAGCCCCAAAGTGAGCATGAACCCACATCCTGTTCTTATTCTCTCCACCTAAAACCCTCTCAGCTAACATTTTATAATTCTCTCGACCAAACTCTTCTCTTACATGATCAAGATCTAATTTCTGATTCGCCTCGACAGAAAGAATACCATCAGCAGTTCGTGTCCAGTCCTCTTCTAATGCAACGATACCTATATTGTCTTCAGTTTTAGTGATAAGCCAATGCTCTATCTCTCTGATGATACTTGATTTACCCAACCCAGTACCGCCTGTAAAAGTAACTAACTCACCTTGTCGCAGACCGAATAGTTTTTTATTCAATCCTTCCCAAGGGTAAGGGATAGAATCTTTCTTCTCTCTTTCCAGAAGCTTATCAAAGTTATCCGATATGTTTAAAACTCCAGAAGGAGTATAGATATTAGAAGACCACCAACAGCTTACATATAAATTATGTAGACCCTGCCGTAACATATCGTTGGCATCTTTATAGTCTTCAGGCATCTGAAGAATTTTTGCTTTGCCAGGAGTAATTAATTTAGCAACTTCTCTAGCGGCTTTTCGACCTTCTTTATCATTATCGAATGAGATAACAATGGTTTGAAACTTTTCAATGAATTCTAAGTTAGCTTTGAAATCTCTTTCAGCCCCTGCAGCACCATTCTTTATTGATACTACTGGGTATTGGCTACCCATTAATTCATAAGCAGCCATTGCATCACATTCGCCTTCCACCACGGTAAGAAATCTACCACCTTCTTGGCATAGCTGCTGACCGAAAAAGCCTGTACTACGACTGTCACCTTCCCAGTTGAAATTCTTTGGGTCAGTGCCTATAGTTTTTCTAACTTTATAACCTGCAACTTCATTCGCAGTGTAGTAAGGATAGTAATGTTTAATTACTTTCCCGTCCTCTTTAATGGCTTTAACTCCGTATTTCTTAGCAGTTTGGAGACTGATAGACCTATCAGAGAGTTCTATAAACTCCCCTTCTCCGATATTAACTTTATTATTTTTGTACTGTTTGAAGTCTGCTACTGAATTATTACCACCAATTGATTCTTCATAATTTTTAAAACGTGTACTACAGGAGAAGCAATACGCAGATCCGTCCTCGTTTATCCCACAGGCATCACTGCTACCACATTCAGCACTTGGACAGGCTTGGTGCATTTTTACGAAAGACATATAATAAACTCCTATTTATGAGGGATGCCTAGCTTCGGCCCTACTGCTAGGCAAAGTAGTTCAAAGGGAAAGGAAATAACCCTTGGCCTTATTAGCTATCTTCATCTTCTATAATAATAGCAGTGTCATCCAAGAAACTTTCCAGTTGGCCTTGTAAAGTCTCTTGCGCTGCCGCTAATATATAAGCTTCCTTTTGAAGTGAGTTGTTCTTTGCTAGAATACTCTTCAACGCTTCAAATATCAGAAGCGCTTGCTTTGAGTTTTCTAACTTAGAAACATCATAAGCTATCTCACCCTTGACATACTTAGCTATCAAACTCAGTCTCCTCTTCTTCTTCCTCAATGGCAAACTCTGCACCATCAGGAGCATCGTACTGTACTAAATCTATAACCTGTACAGCCTGAAGTTCTAATCCCTGAAAAGCTTTACCCTTCCAGTTAGATTCCCATTCCTTGTACTGAACTTTAACAGTAGAGCCATTACCTACCATAACATCTACAGCTTTATTCTGCCTATCTACCAGCCTGGGGGCAGCACGAACCTTACCATTCGCCTGATTAACTTTACGTTTAATCACAATGGTAGGGCCATACTCCTTGTCTTTAACCACATATCCCCTAGACCTAAAACCATCTGCAGTTTTTTCATCGACCACTAAGTCTACCGAATAGACAGGATCAAACCTAGTATTAGGGGTTGTAATAGATGCCCAATATGCCGTTCCACTTACTAATGCCATAATATAATTCCTCTTTTTTATTATTAATTTAGTATACCAGTGTCAACTGGATTATCAACTTCAGGATCTAATTTCTTTGAATGTATATTTCTAAACTCTGCTAACTTATCCAGACCTTCAAACTTGATAGGATGTTTTTGACTAAAGCAATCCGCAAGAGTGATTAACGTATGACTATTACCAGTAACTAATCTGATACATAGGTCTGTATAATTCTTTTTATTTAAGGTGTGGTCACTTGAAAATGGATCTTCGACCAGCTTAAATTCTATTTTGTTTATATCATAAATAACTAATGCATTATCTGTAGACATAATTTACCTTCTCCATGCGCTTGTACGCAATGTTTTTTCTGCGCTTACTTTTTTGTGAGTTTCTAAAATTTGCTTGGCTTCTTTTTCAATCAAAGGAGAGCGACAGCATAGACTAAGGTAACCCCAAAATTCATCTGACCATATGTCTAACGCTTTGTGTTTACCTATAACTTTATTATGATCCCAATAACTTTCATGGTACTTAGTTTCTTTAGCTTCCTTTAAACATTCAAGACAGTAACTCATATGTTGTACCTCGCTTCGCAAAAAGTGCATGACTCTTCTACGTCTAAAACTAAATTCAGTTTCTTAACGCCGCAGTTATGCCTCCAGAATTTCGTTACTGGGGGAAACAGTAAAGTTTTAATATATTTTAAAATATTTTTCATATCATGCTGCCACTGAGGGTGTTTCAAAATTAGTGATGATATGTTTTTTAACACGCTCACCTCTTAGGTAAGTAACATTAGACACATTAGATGTAGAGCGAGTAGGAGCGTGAGTAGACCAATCGGTGAATGTATTATACAAAGCCCACCTATTCATGCCCATTCTTGTAGAGTATTCCTCCCACTTTACTAACAAATATCTACCAGCTTTATTAATTTTTTTGCTGTTATCTCTTAAAGCCTTTAGAGATACATCTAGAGGATGGCGTGGGAGGCGACCAAAGTCTAAAACATCAGGACAATTTGATAGCGTTGCTATTTCTCTACGAGCATCATCCTTTGTAATTGATGTATTACTCCACTCATACCATTTATCTACTTCGGATTGGAATGTTGTAGTCACATCGAGTATCAACTTAGCACCACGGTCAATGTCTAACAGTCTGTTATGTCTGCTTTTATAAAGAGTAGCAGCTCCAGATATAAACACTTGTCCATTTAAACAAGCTCCTTGTTCAGCCCCTGCTGACATTATAAAAGGTAATGTTCCATCCAAAGAAGTTGCAGATAAAAATGATAAAGATGCTCTATCACCATCAGGAGTAATTAAAGTTTCTTCAGGTAATACATTGGTAACAAAACATCTTTTACCATTGCCGGATACAGCTATATTTTCTTTCATATCAGTAGTATTTAAATCAGCTTTCTCAAAAATACTCCGCTGATTATCAATCATTCTTTTATAGGATAACTGACTAGGATCAGAATAATTTTTACCATGTACCCCTAGTTCTTCACCAGTATCAGTCCTATAAATACTGTGCTTTGAAGACACTTTGGAGTTACCTTCAGCATCCTTATACATTAAGGGACTAGAAGCAATTTCAAAATCTGCTTCACCATAAGATGATTCTTGTTTCGTGTTTGGAAAATCTAAAATAATATTACCCATGATTTTATTTCCTTGTTATGAATTTAAATTTGTACTTCTTTACTTAGTTTTCTTTTCTTCAAACCGATCCTCTATAGACTTAATAAATTCAGTCCATAGAGAATACATTCTTACAAGCTCAGGAGATTTATAAATCTTCGGAGATTTTAAATCTTCTTCATCGTGATGTTTTTCTCGTTCTTCATCGGACATACTTTCTACCTCTTTAAGATACATATCATTAACCTTACCCATAATTTCATTTCCTCTAATTGAATTTTAAAAATTACCTTCTGCTACTTGTAAACAGGTTAAGTTTAAACCTCTCCACATTTTGACAACCGAATCTCGATCATCAAAAACATAATGAACCTTATAAAAAGGTTCAATTTGTTCCAAATAAATTTCTTTTTTTATAGTTGCATCGCTATCATTATTACCTGGCGGTCTGGAAAAACAATCATCAAAGGGTATGCCCTGCTCAGTTAACCATTCCTTTGTAAGACTTTCATAGAGTCCATCACGCCCTGTCACAATCAAAACTTTAAACTGTAAAGCTTCCAAAGAAGTAACTAAGTCAGCGATAGGTTCGTTGATTAGATCTTCTTTAACTCTTTCCCCCTCGTATGGCCCTCTAGGATTTTCAAGATTTAAATTTCGTAGAGCTAATGTGCCATCAACGTCTACGATTATCGCGCTTTGTCTACTCATGTTTTTCCTTATTTAGTTTTCTTGCAATTTTTAAACGCCGTATTAAAATATCTAGGTTTGTCTATTGTCCTGAATACTCCATCTTCTACAGTGTATATTTCATGCACTTCAATATGATCACCTGCAATTGATCTAGGATTATCTTCATACACAAAAATTCTTTTGCCTGTAGGGTTAGTTTCCCAGTAGTTACATACTTCTTGCATATTCTTATGTGTATGAAAAGTTCTTCTGGGTTTTTCAAAAGAAGGTGCAAAATCTAAAGTTGATTTGTAAGCTTTTTTACGTGGCATAAAATTCATCCTATGTTTTATGAGGCAGGTGGTACTAGATATACGATTGCTTATTATTATTATTATTAATCGTTATCCTTAGTACCTTTAACCGTTGTTACGATTAGGATTCTGCCAACCCTTTTGAAATGGTAGAATGATACTCTAGTTTTTTCAGCATCTTCCATAACTAGAGTATCTGTAGAGGTCTACCAACCCTTGCAGGAGTTATGAAAGATTAAATTAATATGGTTTAAAATAAATATTCTTTATATCTAACTTTATCTTTAAAGAGTTTAACGAATCAAAACATATTAGAGTTAACCTGTCAACTACCAGAGTAACCTTTAAGTGCCTTCTCTCTACTTAAAACTTTGTCAATGTAATTAATAGATATAGTTGAAATAGTTTTAGTTTTACTTACTTTAGTTGGCCCTTCAAAATAAGCAGATAAAGCTAACAATTTACTGTTGAATCTATCTTCAAGTATTACTATATATTTAGCTCCTAAGTCTATGTTATTACAGGGGTTATATAGTTCTTCTTTGTTAGTAACCCCCAACTCTTTGGCGGTTCCAGGCCATTGAATTTGCATCAGACCGATAGCATTCGATGAAGATTCTGCTAACGGATTGAAGCTGCTTTCCACACTTGCTATTGCAGCTAAATATTCAGCATCCAATTTATGTTTTTCAGCAGCTATAAAAAAACATTCTTTGTATGGATATCTACTTACAGCAGGTTCAGGGTTAAAAATTAAAGGTGATTGTATATTGTTAGAATAGTTTTTCTCCGGTAAAGCCTTCTTTGTATCGTTAGAATCACAACTACTTAATATAAAAAGAATACCTAACAATACTACAGGGCTGACGTTTGAATATTTATATTTCATTAGTCTACTTCCCACACGCCACTATCGATATCCTCATCAATACCCTCTAAGATTGGGCGCAACCAAGATCCATCATCTTTACTAGCATCATAGCGTAAGTTTTCGAGAGTAAAATAAAGAAGATCTTTCAAGATTTCATTAACCTTTTGAAGCCTTGTTAACTCATCAATCAAGCCATACTTATCCAGGTATTGAAGCGTTAATAAACTATCTTCTATACTTTGTATTTCAGCAGTGATCATCTTAGTGTGTGACTGTATTATCTTTTGCATTATATAACCTCCAACATTGTGTAGGGGACGTTACACTTTGTAAGACCTCTACCATTAAAATTCATCTCTACGATTGCTTTCTTACGATTCATTTTAAGAATCTTAGCAGGTGTTGATTTTGTTTTTTGAACCACTCTTACTTTCTGACCCACTACAAAAGATGATTTTGCAACATCAACTTTTATTTTATTAGCCAATTGAATCAACTGATTTAAATCAGCGTGACTCATCGTAAGCATTTCAGGTTTAAATTTATTTACATCCATAACAGTTTCCTTTTTATAGTTAATAATATTATTCTTCCCAGTAGCCATCGTATTTACTGTCAGGTTCGACAGCTCCTCCAGTCCAATCAAGTGGTTCTGTATCTTCATCTAACTCACTAAACTCCTCAT